GTTCTTTGTCTGGAAATGTATTTTTGTCTGCCATTCATCTTATGTCATCTCGGTTTGCATAGGCAACACAAGACTCACCCCATATTTGTTGTTGAAAGCATATACGTCCGCTTGAGTTGTTATTTGTGCAAAGTCCGCGAAGGCATTTTGATTATAGTAGATTAGTTGAACTATTTCGTCTGATACTTCAGCTGGTATTTTAGCTCTAAATTCTGAATAAGGTAGTGGTACACTTGGTTCATTAGGTTCTTTAACTTCTTCTACAGTTTCTGTAACCTCTGCAGTCTGCACTGGCATAGCTCCTGTTGAAGACGTACCCATTTGATAACCTACTCTACCACCAGATGCTTTAAGGTCTACACCTAGTACACCTTGTATTTGTAAGTAAATTCTTATTGCATCAGCAGCAGCTGTTTTAGGATCTCCTCCTCCTGAAATTAAAGCAGCAGTAATGTTTGCTAAATCTTTTTGTGTAGAAGTTCCTGATAAAATATCTTTTAATCTTGTATTATATTCTGATTCTGAAATTTCTTCTGACTCTAATAAACTTTTTAATTCTTTTATTTTTAATCCTGTTGCAGTTCTTGCTGGGTCAAATTGAATTTTAGCTACATCAATTGCTCCTGAATTTTGTAGTTTTTGTATGGCTACTTTATTTGCTTGTTCAATATCTAATTTATCTAAATCAAAAACTTGTTGTTCTTGTTTATCAATGTTTTTTCTTTTATCTTCTAATTCTTTTAATTTAGCTGCGTCTTGTAAATCTTTTCTATCTTTTCTAATTTTAGTTATAGCTTCTGCTTGTTCAAAACCTGCTTCACCTGTAGTTTTATAAGTACCATCAGGGTTTCTCATGTTAGAATAAGTTCCAAAAGAACTAATAACATCATACATATTTTGTCCTTTTGGTGTTTCAACTATTGCTTGTTCTTCAACAGTTAACTCTTTCATTTTATCATCATAAGTTGGATCTTCAAAACCTGTTCTATTACCCATCATGTTCCCCATGATTGTACCACCACCAATAGTTCCACCACCATAATATCTTGGTCTTGGTGTATCCATACCTGATGTAATACCTGTTCCTTGAGCAGAGTATCCCATTCCGCCTCTCATAAACATTGGTCTCTTTAAAATTTTATTATACATATTATACCTGTTGTGTTCCTGGTGGAGGTGTTAATGTTCTATACATATTAGCAAAACCACCAATACCTTGTACTACTGGATTTGGTGTAAATTTCTGTGTAGGTGATCCAGGCATTGCTCCTGCAATCGAACCATATAAATTTGCTACATCTGTAATTCTATCTACTGGTAGTTGATAAGCTTGTTGTGCAGCTAGTGCCAACTGATTTAATTTTTGTTGTTCTAGTTGTTGATCAGCTAATCCTAATGCATCTAACCCTGCAGCTTGTGCAGATTGTAAAGCTGGCACTTGTTCTGCCATAGTTTGTAAATTACCTAATTGTTGTTGTGCTTGAGTTTGTGCTTGTGTAAACCCTGTGCCATATAAACCAGCAAGTAATGCTGCTCTGTTTCTATCAGATTGTGTTCTGTATTCTGCAGACTCAACACCCTGTCTTGCACCACCAAACGCACCAGCAGTAAATGCTTGGTCAGCAATATTTTTTTGTTGTATTGCTGCTTGTCTATCAAAATCTTGCATTGTTGTGCTTATAACTTCTCTTTGATAAGGCGACATAAAATCTTTGTATGCATCTGGTGTTAATAAATTTTGTTGACTAATTTGATCAATGTAAGGTTGGTAAGATGCAACACCTGTACCACCTGTAAAACCTGTAACTTGTCCTGTAGCATCTCTTTGTACCGTTCCTAATCCGGCCATGTCAGCAATGCTTTGAGCTCCTGCTTGTTGGAATGCAGACTGACCTGCAACTTTAGGAGTTAGTGCTCCAACGTTAAGTGGAGTTCCTAGTTGCCCGATACCATATTTAAGAATACTTTCACCATATGGTTGTAGCGTTGCGCTTGGTAATAATCCTGCTGTTTCGTATGCCATTATGCCATCATTCCTTTAGCTTGTGGTTTTGCTTCTAAATTTTTCATTGTGTCATACATTCTTTTTGCACCTTTTTGTATACTTCCGCCACCTGCAGCTCTTACTGCATCAGCTGTAAATACAAATTCGTTTTTAGATAATCTTGCTGGTACGTCGTCTTTTCTTTCGTACTCACCAATTGGTACAAAGCCACCAGTAAATCTATAATCTTTTTCCATACCACCCATATCCATGATACCACCAGAACCTTGGGCGTATTTAACTCTTCCACCTTTTGCAAAAGAAGCTATGCCACCACTAGCCATATACTTTTGCATAAGTCTTTGAGTTTCTTCGTTAAGTATTTCTAATTCTTCTTCTGATAATAAATCTAATGTTTTACCAAAAAGCATTTGAGCTAAATCATTTCGACCATCATCTCCTGATTGAGCTGATGCCATTTGCATGTTGTTAGCTTTAGCGTCTGAATAAAAGAATCTTAAAAAATCATCTATTTCCATAATTGGAAAACCAGGTTTCTGTTCATTCATGTCGTACTTATAGTTTTCGTATGCTTCTACTTCTTCTTCACTATAACCACCTGGTTCGTAAGAAGCTGTGTATACTTTTTCTTCTACCATATCTTCGTTCATACCTTCTTTAAAACCCATACGTTTAACAACGTCAGGTGCTTTTTTTCTTAATGCTTCTATTCCTGGACCACCTCCTCCAGCAAGACCCATTTTAGCAACAACGTCAGGTCTAACTTTTCTAAGTGCTGTAATACCAGGGTTTGGATCTGTACCATCTTTATAATTAAGTCTCATAATTCCTCCGTCTCTAGCAAAAGTTGCTGCTTTAAAATCTGTTACATCTGCTTTTGAAGTTGGTACACCTGATACGGTCATAGGTGTAAGATTCAAGTCAATAGCCGCTTGTGCCTGTTGGCCTGCTTTTGCTGCAGCTTCCATATAATCGTCGTATGCAGCCTCTTCTAATTCGTTTCTTCTTTTAGCATCTTTATAATCTAGATAACCTTTTCCAATACCAACAGCTGTATCAACTATACCCTTATATTTATTGTATTGGTCTGGTAAAGTTTCTGTAAAAAAATCTACTACATTACCTAAAAAGTACTGTTGTCTGGGTTTATCTAATCTTGACATATTTCTAATTCCTTGATCTATGATTATATACTAAAAAAGCAGGGATTCTACCTGAACTTATTAGTTTACTTAATTTTTTAGCTATCGTCAATATCTTATAAATCACCACTCTCTGCTCCTAGCCCTAGGCTAGCTACTTTTATATGGACATCTCTTCTAATATGTTCTCTTTGGGTAGCAGTATTAGGGTCATTTACATCGTCGTCAGCTTCTTTATCTGACATATATTCTGTACCTGTTTGAGTGTTAGTTAAAGTAACCTCTACTTCAGGTGTTATAACGTGGGTTCTTTTCCCATCTATCTTTTTGTATTCGCTTTTTGCTTCTTGCTCTATAAAAGGCATAATTCTCCTATTGTCTACTTGTTTGTAGTACTGATGCAGTCATCTTTATAACATTAGTTTGCGTAGTTTGCATCTTTAATTTATCGCCTGCTTCTAGTATCAATATGTTATTAAAAGTCAGGACATCCACGCCTTTACTAGGGGTCACGTTTGCCACATCATATTCAAAATCAGTAGTGCTAGAGGCATCATATACTTTGATTGTTACATCTAAAGCACTTCCATGAGTATTAAACAACTTTATTGTCTTTATAATAGTTGTAGTTTCATCTGGTGACTCATACATATCGACATCAGATCCTGATGCGTTAACTGTTTTTTGAATATTTTTATATACGTTAGCCATTATGACATAAAGAAATTAAATCTCTCTTGTTGCTCCTTTTCCTGTGTTAAGAATGTTGAATTTAATTGCTCAATTAAAGACGTAATAGTTCTGTTTATTTGTCTTTGATTATCTTCTGTGTATTCTTTTCTTGGTTCTGGTAATCTTACTACTATTTTTGTCATTATCTTCTCCCATCTGCTTGAACGTCTACTTGGAAAGTACCATATCTCCATTTCTCTCCAGAGTTTTCATTTTCTATTTTTACATTTGCATATCTTCCTCTAGCTCTAGTATCAAATTTAGTTGAACTAGCAGTAACACTAAATGGACTATATTTACTTGTAGTAGCAGTAGATGACGGAAAGTCTTTTAATCCTATAGTTACTTTAGCTGTACCATCTAATGTTTTAAAATCAGGAAAAAATCTTCTCATTGCTAAAAAGAATTCACCCATTCCTGCTTGGGTTTGTATTGCAAAATCATATGATTGTACAAAAGAAGTTAAAGCAGTTGTAGTTCCATCAGGATTAATCTGATCTGTACCTACTTCATGTTCAAAGTAAACTGTTTGACCTAACCCTGTTGAGCCTACAATACTTGGAAACGTTCCTGTAGATGAACTGTTAAATTGTGTTGCATGTGGTCTTGGATATACTGTTGAGTCAATCCAAGTAGTTCTAATTGAATTTGTATTAACGCCTGTATACCACACACCTCCTGGTGTTTGACCTGACTCACCATAATTGTAAACTACATATCTATCATTGTATGCTGAATTAGATGTAGGGTAATACCAAACAACTTCTGTAAATAGATTATTAATACCTGCTACAACTTGTTGTCCTTTTGTTGTATCAAAGTCATCAAATATATAGTCTTCTACCATACAAGGTAATGAGTTTACGGTACCATCAAATGCAAAGAAACCATTATTACCAATCCAATAAGCAACACCATCTATTTCACAACATGCGTTTTGACCAATCAATCCACAGTTTGTACCAACTTGTTCAAAGCCAAATGTAAATGGTGCACCAATAAATTTCATGGTGTACAAAGCATTATCGGTCCATACTAGAATATTTTCTTTTGCAACAATAGCTCCCATAATTTTTGTACCATCTTGTAATCTTTGTGAACCTGCGCTGTTTTCTGCTGTAGGTGCATATACGTTTATTTGTTCTTGATTAGAAAATCTTATAAACATATCATCTTGTGTTTGCGGATCACCAATAGTTGTTTCTGTTCCAAAATGAATTAAGTGTCTTGTTGTTGGTGAAATTAATGTAGATCTAGATGCAGTAGGATTTCCTTCGGTCCCACTTATCGCGGTTACAAAATTTGTAGTTAATGTTGATGCACGAGTAGTAAAGTTTGCTGCAATAGAAGAGTCCCAAGTAAAAGTTTTACCATTTGCAATAGTTGCAATTAATACTTGACCAAAGTTGTTTAGTGACCAGAGACCTGGTTCTAGTGTAACGGTTGAAGCTGCAACTGCATCACCCCAGTTACCCCATTCTGTTGCGTCTTGAACTGTTGTATTAGTAGAATGAGCCTGACCATTTGATGTGCCAGGAGTTGCTGTTCCCTTAGCACCTCTAGTAATACCTAAAAATTGTGTAGAGTTTTTTGATGTATAAGTAATTAATTCTGCATTTGGTAAAGTTCCAACAGCTATTGTACCTGCAGTTGCAAATCCTGTTGTACTATCTACTGTAACCGCAGTTCCTGATCCACCTGTACCAGCAGTATCTGCGTTTAATGATCCATCTAATTCTGTACTTTGTGATCCTGTAACATTTCCTCCATAGTTTCCAATACCAAAACCATAACCATATGATTGTGCTGATGGACCTACTGCTTGATAAGGATTAACAGTACAAGAACTTCCTGAAGTTAAATCTGCTCCACCACCATTTGCTTCTGCGGATGGTGAGGTAATTGTAAATGTCGTAGAACTTGGAACTGTTATTACTTGGCAAAGTTTATCTTCAAAAGTTGAAGCAGCAATACTAGAACCTGTAGGCATAGTCACTGAATCTAATTCAACTATATCTCCTATTTCTAAACCATGATTAGTAGATGTAGTAATAGTTACTGCAGTCCCTCTAGTTGTACTGGTTGTTATAGTAGAACCGGTAAATTGTATTTGCGCTCCTGCATTATTACTTCTATAGGGAGTAATGTCATAAAGTTGACCTTCAAAATATATAAGTAAAAATTTATCTGTACCGATAGCAACATATCTATTACCTTCTAAATCAACAAAAGCGTGTTGTTTTCTTGCTACCCCACATATAGTATCACTCAATAAAGAAGACCATCCTCCTACTTTTTCAGGAAGACTATATCTCCATCTAGTATTATCGGAATCTACCCATCGGTCTGTTGCACCAACACCTGTGTCTTGTTTATCGACACCCGGTTGAAATTTCATTTCAAAAAGAGCCATCTGTTAAGCTCCTTACGCTGTATTAGTTTTATATGCCCAACCTCTAGTGGAGTCTACATATACTAAAGTTATTGATTGACCGTTTGTGTTTAGAGTTAAATCAGATGTTGCTGAATTAATAGGTTGTCCATTTCTACCTATTATACAATTGTTTGAACCCCAAGTACCTCTTGTATCTAAAACACTAACTTCATCTCCAACAGCTGGTGATGCC